AAGGGGAAGGTGGGCATGTCAGCCGCTGTAGATGCTGTAAGGCCGGATGTAGCGGTTCATGTAACCCGCCTCCGAGCGCATGATTGGGGATGGCGCGTTGATGCGCTTCAGGTTGGCCGTTGATTTAATGGCGATGCGCTTCACATCGTCAGGCACCTGGGCGCCGAACTCAGGGCCGTATTCAACCGCCAGAGAGTAGGTAATGGCCCTCTCCCATCCGGCCGGCAGGGTCAGGGTATCGGTCAGGGTTGCAAAGGACTGCAACTGCGCCCAACTCTTGATGGTGGCAACCGCTGCCGCCGACGAGGGAACTGGATAAAAGGTGAGATGGATCAGCGGGTAATCCATCTTCACGTACAGGTACAGCGGCAGATTGCTCTGCACCGTCTTGGCGACAATCGCTGAATAGGCGTCGTTGTCCACCAGGGTCAGCGGAGTATCGACGCTGCCATAAGTGACATAACAGGAATCGTCGATCTGGCTCGGGCGGGCGGTGGTGTTGATGTCGCCGCCCACGCCCATCGTGTAGGTGGCGGTACCAAGCACGAAAGTCAGCGTGTTGGTGGCGATGTAGGGAACGAACAGCCGCTCAATCGTCCAGCTATCCAGCATCGAGTTGAGTGCTGTGAGGCCGTCTGCGGATTCGGTATCGCTCGGGGTCTCGCCGGTGCCGATCATTCCGGCCAGGCGCATCGCTCGGGTGATTATGGAGATCGCGGTTGCCATGCTTGGGCTTTCAGATGGTTTGCACCACCGTCAACCGGCATGTAATCCCCGTTTGGCGAATTGAACGTCATGTTATATCAATTTCACGTTTTCAACAAATTCTTCTTTTGGTGCCAGTGGCGAATCCAGCACCTTAATCATGGTTTCTTCCTTGGCGGCAAAGTGGGGATCGGCCCCCGTTTTGCGCTTAAATTCGCGCTCCAACTTGCCCTTATCGGGCTTTTGCCGCGCCAGCTCGTTCCTGACCACGGCATCAATGACTTCCTCCTGCGTGAGCAGGATGTCGCCCCTGTTTTCCGTCCACCCCAGCATCTTGAAGTTGTGCGGGATCTGGGGATCGGGGCGGTTCGGCTCGGTGTCGAAAATCACGCCCTCGGGGTTGTCTTTGCGGTAGAGGAAAATCCTGCTCATGCGGCCTCCGCAAGCTGCAATTGGTCAATGGCCCAGTTCGATTCCCAGCAATGCTCGCCGGTATGCTTCAACTCGATCCCCTGGTGCGCCCATACGTCGAACCCGCATTGCTCGGCGCGGATGCAGAAGTTCAGATCCTCACCGGTAAAGTGGTTCCCTACCCGCCCACAGGGGAAATAGTCGAAAAGTGACTCTTCCCCGGCATTGACGTAATACTCATTCGGCCATTTCTCTTGCATGGCCTCGAACACCTCACGACGAACCCGCATGAACCCTGCCGGCCCGTATTGCAGCTTCACCAGATCAGGGTTTGAGGGATGCCGGATAACGGGGTCGTAGAGCAGCGCCGGGAATCGGGTGGGCGGCGGGCATTTCATCCGGTACAGGCCCATCACCAGGGGCGGCTCGGCCTCGCACAGTTTGGTGATCCCCTCGGCGGTGAACCCGACATCGGCGTCCACAAACACCAGATCGCGGAATCCAGACTTCAGGAACCGATGCACGAGCAGGTTGCGGGCCTTTCCCACGAAGGCGTCACCGGGGATGACATCGACCGCGAAACCAATCTTGCGCTCGCCGCACACTCGGGCTATCTGGGCAATCCCGGCAACCGTTGTCCAGTGCAGTTGCCCGTTATAGGTGGGGATGGCGATGTAGAGCATCTAGGCGGGTTCCTTTTCGGTTTTTTCCTGCTGTTTGGCCCAAACTTGCGCGAGGCGTTCGCGTTCCTGTCGTTCGGCTTTCTGTTCCTCTTTTTCCTCCATCATCTGCTCCGCGAGGCTCATGCGGCTTTCATCCTTTCGTTAAAGGCCAGAATCTCGGCCATCGCCAGATCAGGGTCATGCCGCGCCAGAAGGTGATTCTGCAAATTTCCTCGAAATACCTTGGTGCCGGTATGCGTCATGTCGTTGTTGACCTCGCACCAAACCTTGTGACCGTCAGCGCGGGCGAGGTTGCAAAACGCCCAATCCTCACCAAAGAACTGCCCCTTGTCGCGGGTGAATTCGAAAAATGAATAGGTGTCGTTCCCGTTCATGTCCTTGTATAGAAGCTCGGGATGTGCCGCGGCCATCTTCTCCAAGACCGATCGGGATATTCGAAGGCACCCCGCCGGCATCCCGGCGACCTCAAGCAGGTTGGTTTCTGGATCGCCCACCAATTCCGTCCGTTCCTCGATGTAGCGGATCGGGAAGGCTCCTGACTCATTCCGGTAGGGGTAGGCTGCGCCCACGATGTCTACGGGGTATTCGACCAGGCGGCAAAGCGTCCCAGGCTGAAAGCCTACGTCAGCATCAAGGAAAACCATGTCCGAAAAGTCAGATTCCAAGAACTGCCGCACGAGGAAGTTTCGGGCATAACTGATGATCGGATTCTGCTGGTAGAACTGAACCTCATAAACGTAGCCCTTCTGGAAGGCGTGATACATCTCCCGATTGGCAGCCAGAACGGTTTCACAGGACACCATGCCGGTGTAGCTTGGAATAGCAACCCAGATGCCCTTGCTCATGCGGCCACCAGCGCATGTTCGGCCATCCAGTTCACCGCCCTGAACTTTGCCGCTTCGTAGTGCTTCGACGGTGCGCCCAGATTGGCCTTGAATGCCGCCTCGTAGGCCGGAACGCGGGACAGTTGATACTTATCCCCGGCCTGCATCTGCTCGAGCTGCTGCGTCCTCTCAGCCATGTTTAAGCTGAATCCGTAGGCTTTGGCGATCTTCGTCGCCTCTTCGATCCGCTCGCAACGGGTCGCGGCGAACATCTCAAACCAGAAGGCCAGTTCCCGCATCCCCTGCGTCTGGCCGCGCCGGCCAGCCATCGGCAACTGGTTTACGACGCCAATGGGTTTGGCAAAGGCCAGCGCAAAGACTTCGGCAATCCAGGTGTCGGCAAACCAGAAAGGAAAATGCTCGGTGTAAAACCGGCCTGTCGCCTCAAGCCACTTGTGCGAAATGACGGGATAGGTCGCATTGCCGGGGTCGTTGCATTCCTGCCATGAAAATGCTGGGAGCATAGCTGCCCCCGCTAAAAGTGCGTCCCACCGGAACGCCATCGGCCAAGCGTCATCGCATGCCTGCGAGTAAATGTCTGCGGGAAATTGGCGCATGGCGGCGTTGAATCGGGCATGGACGCCTTCGTCACGGTTCCCGACCAACTTCTGCACCCCGTTGGGAATCATCCCCGACTTTTCCCAGTGTTCAAACTGCTCCAGGGTCACGTAATCGTCATCGTCCAGAATCACGGCATAGGTAATCTGATGCTGACCAGAGGAAATGCCATCGAGAGCGCAAAGGACTGAGAGCAGTCCAGCGGGTCGATTTCGGCTTGGTAGACCAACGGTTATCTTCACGGGCTAATATGCCTCCAGATATTTTCGAAACGAACCCCCGGCCAGCAGGTCCAGACAGTGAATCAGGTCAACATCCGCATCCTTCTCGCGGTTAATCAACAACTCGGCGGCGCAGTCCTTGAGGTTGAAAGTCTCAAAGAGACACGCCGCCTTTAGGATCTGGTTTCGGGTGAGCCTCAATTGCAGCGGATCGCGCAGGTACAGGGCATCACCGTCCATCACCTGCCCCGCATTGGTCGATGCGAAGAACCGCTTCCCGTCCATCCCCTGAACCCTCGGGCCTGGGTACGGCAGCGCCATCCTCGATTGCTTGGAAAATGTCAGGTCATAGAGCATGAAATGCCGAGCAGTCAGGAATTGATCCATCTCGCTGAATGGCGGGCAACCGTTGATTGCTTTGTGAAACCGGAATTCGCTGTAGACGCCCTGCGTCCCGCCTAATCGGGTAGCTCGCAGGATGTCCAGTTCAGCACCTTCGACATCGAGCTTGATAAAGTCAGGTGTTGGAATCTCGTACTTGTCCCTGGCCTGCTCCAGCGTGATCGTGTGGACTTCCTTGGTGCTGACCAGCTTTGCGTTATCCGCATTCAGCAGGCGTTTAAAGAATTTCTCATTTGTCTGGTACAGGCCGGAACTGGCCTCGTACTTGGTGCAATACAGTGTTTTCTGTCCTTCATTCCCTGCTATTGCTTCAGGGATGTACGTCACTCCCGAATGCCCAAGTCCGTTAAGACGAGAACATTCGGCAGCGTCCGCTTCGAAACAAAAGGCTTTTATGCTGCGACCGAACGGCGCCCACCGCGCATCCAGGCCCCACCGTGCGCCAACGTCCACCAGAATCAGCGGATCATCGGCAAACAACGGGGCCAGGTGCGCGGTCAGCATTTAGCCGCTCAGTCCAGTGCTCACGCACATGCGAACCAGCAGGTTCACCGCGGTCACAATCCCGTCAGCCTGAGCCGACGAGTTGTAGCACCACGCCGAGCTGCTGGAGCTGACCACCGCAGCGGTACTTGCCACGGTTGCCATCGCCGTCGCGGGACGGGCCACCGGCGATTTGCCCCAGAAACCGATAAGCGCAGTCGAGGTCTGACCGAACAGGGTTCCATCGGCATTTTCGCCATCGAGGAATTGATAGGTAGGGTTGGTATTTGGTGCGGCCATGATGTTCTCCTATCCCCAAACCCGACAAGCCAGCTCGGGGTATGTTTCGACGTAGCCATACAGCACATCCGAGCGGGTCGGAAATTGGTCATTCGTAATATCCGCCCCTTCCCAGATTCTCATGCTGATCCCGTCCATGCTCTTCCTAGCCGCCATCTGCTGATTGCTCGGCAGTTTCAAGTCCGCTGTGGCGAACGTGAAGGCGTCTTTGTGGAAGATCAGGTTCTGCGGGTACACCGTGGAACTTGTGGTTCCGTAAAGTGTGATCGCCGCGTTATCGGCAGGCAACGCCGACACGTTTTGCAACGCTCCAGAGCCAGAGCCGTAAATGGTCGGGCTGATCGGCAGGGTGAGCCACTGTGAACTCGCCGCCGTGGTGGTGGTGGTCACCACGAACTGTTTCAGGCTGGTTAGGGTCTGCTTTGTCTCGTCGTTGACAGCAAACACTGAACCGATCGTGAACACTTCGCCCTTGGTGATCGTCGCAGCAGCAGAAGTGCCGCCGGTGTAGTCCAGCGCGATTTGAGTCGCACCAGTCGCCACCGCACCCGTCACGCTGATGGTGCCGTCCCGCGTTCCCATGGTCGCATTGCGGGTGTTCTGGTCAATGGCCCACTTCAGGTCAATGGCCCGAGTCATCACGCCGCTGCGGTACTGGTCGGCAATAGCGTCACCGGCCTGGAACAGACCTTTAAGGCCGTCCACAGTCCGCGCCATCGCATTCGGGTTCAGGATTGCGGTGCGGTCACCATCACGAGGCGCCAGATTGTCATCCAGCCTCGCGTTGGCATCGCCCCACACCTGATAGGTCGCCGGGGTCGTGCCGGGGCTTCCCACCGAGTTGTAGACATTCAGGGTCATGGAGAGCGCGTCAAAGTCAATGTTCGATGCCAGCACAGCCATGGAAGGCTTTAGGAAGCGGCCCGAAAAGTCATCGACCGACATGGTGAATTCCGCCGAAGTGAAATTCAGGTCCACGCCTTTCTGGTTGGTCACCGGCAAGGAAACATAGGTCTCCGTGCTGTTTTGTGCCGACATCACCCGACCAGTGCGGACGGTGTATTTCGGCGGTTTGCGGATCCGAAGGGTATCGCCGATCTTCGCGCCTTCTCGGGCGAAAGCATCGTCGTATCCTCGGTTGACGTTCTTCACGAACGCCAGGTTTCCATGAAGCACTCGCAGTGCTTCCAAGGTCACCATATCAATAGTGAGTAAGGTATTACCAGCCACAATAATTCTCCTTTGTGGTGATGGTTAAGCTCGCTTCTTCTGCACCTGTTTGTCGCGCCAACGTCGCCATTCTTCGGGCTTGTCGTGCGAGGGCTCCCTATCCGCAGTCACCGCAGCCGCGGCAACAGGATTCAGTGGGGCAGGAACAGAGGAAATTTTTCTTTTAACTGGATCGGCTGTCGGGGCTTCGGTAGTCCCATCGACTGGTTTAGCCGCTTCAAAGCGTGCCTCCAGCCGGCCAATCTCGCGGGATGCTTGGGACGGTGAGAGCGCCGCGATCCGCTCAAAGTCCTTGGGGTTGCTGACCAGGTGATTGACGAGATCGGGGCCGAAT